AATGTAAACAGGTATTTCCAGATATAACCATCAGAAGTCGCCACTGCAGTTGAACCAGTACCGATCGAATCTGGATTGATGGTAGATTGGGTAACATTACCTGTTGTGGTTTTGCCTTGCTGAAGACAAATATACACTCTTTGGTTATCTGATAAAATATAAAATGGATATGTAGCGGAATTTTGAACAGCGTTTAAGTTATCGCTGTACGCACTATAAATGGAGCCAGATGTCCAATTGTATCTTGATGCAACAAACGATGCGTCAGTCGCTCGAATAATGGATTGTAAAGCAGTACGGAAGTTACGCTTTTCCCTTTCGGTGTTCCCAAGCGTTGGTACTGTATCGGTCGCATCCCATTGGTCAGAACGGCCAATACCGATATAGTAATAACTTGAGCTATCGACAGAAACGTCATTCAGTAAAGACTGAAGTAACTGCTTTTTAATGTTATTTGTTACAATTGCTGCCATTTAATTTCTTACCTTTTAGGAGAACGTAATATATTTATCTGAATCTCTATCAAGAATCCAAGCCGCACCATCCCAAATAATATTTACAAAATTGACGTCCGTTAACACCATACTTGAGTATAAGTTGTTACCGGGAGTACGAATGTTATTGGTTCCTGCAAAGATTGTAATATCTTGAATAGATCGGTTCACAAGCTTTTTTACTTCTCCAGTATAACGTCCATCGTGTAAAGTGAAAGTCTGTGGCCCTGCAGTCGCAAATACATAACTACTTGCGTTTGAATCTAAATTCTGGCCAGTGTTATATGAAACAGTTTCAAATTTTAAAGCGCCATCAAGGTTAATAAGCTCTGTGCCTTTTGATGCAATCTTCAGGCCAATGTTTGCGCTGGTTCCAACAGCTTCAATGATTGGCGCTGAATCACTTACATTTGAAACTTTTACATAACTTGTGTTACCTGTCGAGGTATTATTAAGTTCAAATACCTCAAAAGTTCCTGTTGTATCAAAAATTTTACTGTCAATTTTAGGAGTAGTTAATTCCAAAGATGCAATGGATGTAAATGAATCGCTGTCAAGTAGATTATGCCAATGATCATCGTGAGCAAAAACTGCTCGTCCATTATCATGATTCATAGCAAACATACCATGGTATGTTTGTGCGCTCGGTAAAACGCCATAGCCATTAGCAGAATCAAAAACGTTAGCGAAATAAATTTTCGCTCCGTCGCCATTTGAATCTTGTAAATTTACAATAGAATCTGGGCGCATTACAACAACTTTCCCATTACTATCAGGGAATTTTATCTCTACATCTACGCCAGGATCAAAGCGTGAAAGAGTTGTTGTATTTGTAGTGCCAGCAATAACAATTTTAGCGCTATCAAAAGTAATTCCAGTCGTCAAAAGGTTACTGTCAGTACCAAATGCCTGATACAGTTCGACAAAATTATCATTAATTTTTGTGCCAGCGCTACGGAGAGTATCTCCGGTGCCATCATTGGCAGATGTGCCTGTTGCTATATTTTGTCTGGTCATTCTTTGTCTCGTTAAACCTTTAAACTAAATTTATTTATATTAGGCTGAGTCTGGTCCATACGGATAAACGTAAGCAAAAATATCTTCGTCCATAGTTTGAATCGAAGAATCAGAGAATCTATCGCTATCAAGATTAGAGAAGCGAGGCGAATTAGTATTAAGAACATCAACAAGCGAAACAAATTCACCTCTTTGTACTTCGGTGATACCATTGATACTATCGTCATAGAAATCAATCCCACGATCTGTGTAGAAGCGCAAGTCAAGATCACTATCAATACCAGTAGTCACTTCCAAGGAACTTGGGGTGATGGTAGCAATATCAGAGAGTACAATTGCAGATGCAGCAGAGTCAGCAATAGAAATTGGTGCTGTAGCTGATATATTTTCCGCAACAGTTTCAAAACGAGTTTGCGCAAAAAGAGCAAAACCAGCCGGATGATTAAGACTTTTATAAATGTCCAGCCACTGAGTTACGCTTAATGGCGAGCGAACTTGAATCGAAAGAATTTGATAAAAATAAGAATCCTGTAAAAATCTTAACGATTCAGCTCCTATCTCGCTTTCACCAACTGTAAAAATTCGAGTTTTCGGATAAAAAGCATCTGCCTCAACGCCAAAAATAAATCTAAACAAGGAGCGCACAGAAATTTCTGTGCCCTTTGCCCTTGTAAATTGAGGTGCAAGTTTAAGAGCTAATCTCGGTAAGGTGAATTTATCAGCACCTAGACCATTAATTACTTCATAAAACAAATAATCTAAAAAATCTTCGCTCGTGCTTTCTGCGTCTTTCGCATAAAAAATATTATCGAGTCGATTTCTTCCTGCAGCAAGAGCAAGATACTTATAATATTCTTTTAGAAATGTAACTAATTTTGGATATTGTTCTAAAAAATGCTCTGGTAAAACAGACTCAACTTGAGGCTGATGAAAATTTATATCCCTACGGTTTTTATCATTTAAAGTCTCAACCATTAGTCAGTCACACCGCTAACTCTGTTGGCAACATTAGCGTCAGGTTCAGCTTTGACCCTGTTACTATTCAGATCAATAACATGATTTCTTAATGGCTTGATATTATGATCATCAGCTGGAGTACCGAAAATTCTAAGATATGTTTCGCCAGAAGAAATAGCTGTAGGAGCAAACCCACGTAAATTTACAACTCCTGTTTCTGGCACATATTCCCCAATATTATTGGATAACACATTTCCGCCAGTATCTACAATTTCTAAAATCGTGCTATGCGTTTCGCCAATTCTATTTCTGATAAACCCTACTTTACCATTAAAAGTAAAGTTATCGCTAGTGACAATAGGAGCATCTTCATCTGGCCTTGCGAGCTTATTGAGGAAGTTGACTCTGTAATCTGCAGAAACAAACCTTAAAGTGGTGGCATTGTAAACAGGAGTAAACCTATTTTCCATTTGTACTGAAACTTTTGAGGAAAGGATTGAAGCATCAGCGCCGTCAATTGTTGCTGCTAATTTAGATTTTCGGAATACTTGATTAAATTTACCTAAATTTGCATCAAAGTATGTAGCGATAGTTTGCCTAATTTTATCCTCAATACCTCTTCGGGTCAAAGCAGTGATAGATTGATCATATCTAATATTTGTAATTAAATTAAGATATGTGAAATCTGGCTGGACAATTTCAGTATCAATTGAAATAATTGATAAATTATCAGTTAGCTGATCTGTAATTCTTGTTTCCAGAGCTGTTTTAATAGAAGCGCTAACATCATCTTCATAGATAATCGAAACAAGCACCTTGCCGTATTTCGCAGGAACATTATCTTCACCGCCCCAAGCATTAACTGATTTTACTCCTGGGATTGCATTAGAAATAATCGCAATATAATCATTAGGCGTTACTAAACGACCTTGCGCCAAATAGTTAAGCGGAGCATTAAGCCTGATACTTTCGGTACTTTCTTTCTCGGCGCCAAACGAGGATTTATTTACAGTAGTCACGATTGGAGTGTAAGCGATACCATTCACTTCAATTGTCGTAGTCGGTGTGAATAACTCAGCGCCGTTTGCTTTAGCTCCATTTGAAGAGATATACGTTGCTCTAATAATATTTCCCGGAGAAGGAGCCTCTCCAGTTAAAGTGCCATCACCAAAGTTAAGCTCATAAAAACCATTGAAAGTTTCAACAGGTAAATACAGCCTCGTCTCCGCACCAAAATCAGTAAGCTGTCCAGGCGTCAAATATTCAACGCCTAAAGTATCTGCTGCATCTTCAAAAACACGAAGTCTCAGCGTACTCAAGTCTAAGGAAGCATCAGGAATCACATAAACTTGTCTTTCAAGCGTTGTATCAACGAGAAACGTTTTTACCTTTTCAACGCCTTCTTTAATTGGAACAGAAAAGTTACCATCTTCGTCTTTGAATGTGTAAATACCTAAGCCAGCAAAATCAATTGTTGCTGTATATTCTTCAGTAGTCCTGAATGTGTAGGTGACATCATCTAAAGTTGCAGTAAATTCAGTCCCTGCAGGCAAGAAAATTTCTTCGGGCTTGACCGCAGCTGTTGTTAAATTGAGTGAAATATTCACTAATGCTTGTGACGCAGTTTTTGATCTAGGTACATAAGCAAAGTTTAACGAAAGATTCACCAAAGAAGAGCGTAATTGCGCTGTTTGTAAAAACGTTTCATTAAGAGCAAAGTTACCTAATAACGCATTTTGGTGAGTATTGAACGCTAAAACGTCAGCAATAGCACTTAGTCCAGAAGTTTCAAAATCATAGTCTTCAAACTCTCCTGTAGTTTTCATATATTCAAGAATACGGCTCTTGATAAATGCGAAATCTAGTTGGTTTGATGCGATTACTGTAGCCATTTTTTATCTTAACCTTGAGAATGCTGTTTCTATCTCTACTATTTCGTCTGTAGTCACGACCCTAAAACGAACGCTTACATTAATCGAATTTTTATCTAATTCGTCTTGAACCCTAACTTGTAAAAGTTCGGCTCTTGGTTCCCAATTCTGCATAGCTAATCTTACGTTTAGCTCAATTTCATCAATTGTATCAGGCGTGACAGGCTCAAACAACAAATCTCTGATGTTAGCGCCAAAATAATAATTGAAAGGACGCTCGCCAAAATTGGTTTGAAGCAAAGTTTTAACTGCTTGTTTTACAGCAGCCGCTTCTTCCTTCTTAAAGATATCTCCGTCACCTTTTTTTGCAAAAGATAAGTCAATATCCGAATATGCAGTAGCTCTCGCAGATATTAAGGATTTAGTTCCTAAACTTGCGTCCTCAAAAGAAAGTGCTTTTGTTACTGCCATTAAAGAGTTGTCCTATTTATTTGTTATTTATACAACTAATTCAGCTAATCCATTACGCAAAGCTACATTAAAATTATACTCAGTTCTTATAATACGCCTAAAATTACCTATGTATTTATTATCAACTTTTGGCATTGTTACAATAATTTGAGCTGTTAAGTTTTGATTTGGATCGACAGTATCATAACTTAAAATTAATTCATCAAACATCATAGAGTCTTTGAAATAGCATGCGATGTTAAATGCTCCTGCAGGATCAGGATTTCCGAATTCGTCAGTCACGTCATAAACAGCAACTCTACCTGTCCCTTGTAATTCTAAAATATTTCCGGGAGTTATAGTGTATGTCGTTTCTGGAAAAAATAATCCTTCAGCTACAGTCAGTCTTGATTGAGCGAACCTTCCTGTATTTGCCCTCACACCATTAATCAAAAAAGTTTGAAGGTATAAATGTTTCGCTACTTCTTTTCTTTCTGCAAAGGTCAATTCAGCAAGGTAATTTCTTGTGAACATGGAAACTGAAATGCCTTTTCCTAATTTCGTCGAATTAGAAATTTCATTAAGAACTACAGGATTATACTGACGTTCAGGAATAATATGTTTGAAACGCAAATTATCCTTATATCTTAATTTAGGGACAGCGCTTAATCCATACCGATTTGTCCCATACTTTGCTTGGGATTCATTAGGAACGATTCTTTTCACAGCCGTAGGCGTCGATTGCATAAACCTAAAATTAAGCGCTCCCTTAGCAAAAGCAGTCCCTAAAAAAAGCTTATCCTGACGGTTTTTAGGGTCTCTGAGCAGCCTTCTAACTTGCGCAGGAGTTATATTATCGTTACGAATAATCATTCTAGACCTAACCCTAATTTGATTCTTTCTCTAATGTCGATAGCTTGTTTAATTTTGTTTCCGGGATCAACATCAACGGCCATGACGCCCTCATCAGTCCTATAAAGTGTATTAGCTATGTTAGCGTTGGTCGGCTCAGTGTATTGAGTGCTTATGTCTGAGATTATTGCTGAAGATGGATTTGTTGTACTCGTAGCAAAAGCAGTCAAATCCGATGCTGAAGCTATGCTATCTTGCGCATCAATACCGCCGCCCACTGATACATTATCAATAACATTTAAGCTTTGATTAATTGTTGCATCATCATCAACTAACAAATCACCAATAACTCTTAATGTGCCATCCCAAGCGTAGCCATAATGATAAACGCCCTCTCCACCTATCGTACCCCCTAAAGCATGCCATTGAGCAAGCGTAGTTGCTATTTTCATATTAGCAGCAGCGATTGACATTTTGGTTTCCGAAGAAATGTGCATGAAATCTTTACTTAAAAATTCTACCTTACCTTCAACCCAATTCGCTTGCTTTCTTTTAACGAAGGTGTTCTTAGAACCTAATACAAGTTCTGTATTAATTTTTCCAACTGTAAGCGATTTATGATCAGTTACAGTTGTTTCTTGAGTTCCTTGAATTTCCTCCACGACATCTTTTTCGACAACTTCAGTTTTGTGTCCCTTTACGGTAGTTTTCATATCACCTTCAACTGTAAGGTTCATATCACCTTTGACAGTCAAATTTAAATTACCATTATAAACTACTTGCCCGTCTCCAAAAACATACATGTTAAAGTCAGCTCCAACGAGCTGTACTGTTTTACCCTTGGAATTTACAACAAGCATTTCTTCTTCTTGTAACATTTCAATACCAGTACCACATTTATGGTTAAATGTTACTCTTGGGTCAGAAGGAGTATCATCAATTTCAAATCTATGTCGCTGGTCTGGATTTGGGTTTGTTGATTCAGTGACTTTATTATAATGGTATTTTGGTTGCGGGTTTTGTGGAACATAAAACGGATTCCCTTCAGGGAAAACTAACTTTGGTTTCCACTCATACCTTGCGGGTTGAGCTAAAGTTTTTTCCTGTTGATATTCTGGAACAGGGAAAGTTGCGTCAGGATCTTTAAATCCGTAATCACCTCCAGCGCCTTCAGATGGAGCGGCAGCGTCATTTCTTTGTTCGCCCCCTTCTCCGCTGGTATCGCTTACAGTATCTTCGCCTTCTTCTTCTTGTGGAACGTTTTGACCATTACACCCTTCAAATCCATTTTCAGAGCCATCACCAAATTGATTCGGGTCAAATTCTCCAATACCTTTATCTTTGGCATCCCACCCAGCTTGGAGGACCTCTTTTGGAAAAGCTCTTTCAGCCCCAGCTTGTTCCATGTAAGTGATAGCTTGCATAAATGTAGTGCCAAAGGCTCTATCATTATTAAATGAATTAACAATCGGCGTATATTGATTGAAATTAGGATACCCATTCTGTTGCATATAATTAACGACAGAAGGGATTACATAACCACTGGTATTATTTTCTGAAGTTGGGGATAGAATATTCATCAACTCATTTGTGTTTGATGCTCTACCATCAAATTTGGCTTGGATATTTTTTGCTAATGCCCTTGCGCCATATACAGGTGTGGCGAAAACATCATTTACGCCTTCTGCTACCGCTGTAGTGCCACATGCACCTAACCATCCAACACCAGTTTTAATATTACCTGGATTATTTGCTCTAATTGAAGCTGGACCTGCCATTAACTTACCCTTGCATACTGTATTCTTATTAATTCATCTATAGGAATAGCGCCAGTTTGACGAGTTTCTTGCGCTGTTTGAACATTAATTTTATTAAACTTTTTTCTTACATATTCAGGAACATTAAAATGAGGGTCTGATCTTCTAGTAACGTCAATATCATTGTGGCCCCATGCTTGACCACCCGGAATCACTGTGTAAAAAGCTTGCATGAATGCATCAAAAGTGTTAAACTGTTC